CCCAAACATTTCAGAATATCCTTTAATATATACTACTCCACCGTCACCATCTGTATAAATACAATGGACAACTTCGTCTTCTTCTTTTGTAATGTGTGAAGGGCCTTTCATATTAAAGATCCATTCGGTAAATTCTGTTATGTTTTTATTAGTTATATTAGCTGCTTCTTTTATTGTCATACTCATACGTTCACGCACTCATCTTTTATAATTAACTCCACATTTACATCACCGTCAGGGTAATACGCATACGCTGCAAGAAGACAGTCTCTTAGATTTAATATTTCTTTGGACTGTTCTTCGGGGTCGTTGTAATCCCTGAAAGTAGTAAAACAAGCAAGCACTTTTTTCTTATTAGAAAGTTTATACACACCGTCAATACGAACATAATCTCTTGTGTAAGCCTGAAGAATAAAATCTGCATCTAAATCAATTTTTGCTATGTTCTTTTTCATGCCGCATCCTTAAAGTTATTAATAATTGTTTCACGAACCTTTTCGCCACGCTTATAAGATATTGAAGCTATATTAACTTGAGACTGACGGCCTGCTGCTGGAGCATGGGTAGACCAATCAGTTAATACATTATAAACTGACCATTGATTGTGACCTAAAGTACCACGGTAATGCTTAGTCCAACGATCCCACATATACATCAGAGCAGAGTTCTTGATAACTTGACCGTCCAACAAAGCTCTTGCATAGTTATCATCAGGATATTCTTCAAGCCGCTTAAAGACTGCCGTAGCACCGGCTGCCCTAGCAAATAACAGAAAAGCTTCCTGATTATTTAGTTTAGTATCAGACCAACCTTTCCAGATTTCTGCTTCCGATTGAAGAATCGTTACAGCTTTAGAGATTAGCTTGGCACCTTGGTCAATGTCTAGTTTCTTAGTATGTCTTGACTTATAGATGCTGGCAGCTTTAGACACGAAGATCTGACCATTCATACAAGCCCACTGATTAGCTCCAACAGTGCAGACAAAAGGCATAGTTCCATCAAGACTGCTGACAGTTAGAAAGTTTAATGAAGCATTATCGCCATCAGGAGTTTCAATAAACTCGTTGGGCAAAGTATGCCTAACAAAACATTTAGCACCGTTATGGGAGACTTGAATGTCCTCAGTAATACCTGAAGTATTTAAGTCTGACCTAGCTATGATGGACCGTTGGTTGTCGATCATTCGCTTATAAGATAAATCATATAATGATGAATACCTTGAACCATGAACACCCAACTCAGCACCAGTATCAGTCCGATACAGAACATGTTTAGTAGATTTTAATTCTGTGTACTGGTCAGGATAATAAACTAAATCAGCCTTAGCGATGTCGAAGTCGGCAGGACCATAATCGTTATCGTTAAATACCTGAGAGTTACCAAACAAATTTACTACATTATTCATACTGAAAGCTCCTGTTGTTTTACTTTAATGGTGTAACCTAGTGATTTAATATCTTTAATGCACTGTTCTGTTAGTGTTTTTTTGCCAGATATTCTTGCGAACAAATCTGCTTTTTCACAAACAGGATAATACATAAGATTCCCGTAGTTGTTTTTAACTTCAATAGTTATGTCCACTTTCTTTATGCTCCTCAAATGCTTCTAGCATTATATTAAATAAAACATCATTGATATTTTCAAAAGGTATGTATTTACCATTAACATCAACATGAGTAAACTCTACCTCTTCGGGATAACAAATCATATTAGGTGGTTCATATTGTGGAGGTCTGTAATGGATAACACAAGATCCTTTTACTCTACCAACTTCAAATTTCATAACGCTACTATAATTACCGTAAAATGGATATTTTGTCATAGGCCAAGCATCCTTTGCATTCCAATATCATGTAGGGTTTGTGGTTTTTTTCGTTTAACTTTTCCGTCTTGCACCACATAATACATACCATAATCAACAGTATTAGGGTGCGACATATAAATAATAACTTCAACACCTTCAGTAAACGAATTGGCAAAGCCCTGTATAGTTTTACTCATTGCATAGATACCACTTTCTGAATCACTTCGACAGGCATAATACATTATTTAAACCTCTTCATTCTTTCTAAATTCTTTTCGGCAGTTTCGTAACCACTCAATTCCATGAACAAATTCTTTTTAAACTCCACGATAACTTCGTTGTATTTGTTCCGAGCTTTCCGAGCATCACGCCACTGATTCTGATTAGAATATTTAAACTCATTCCTAAGTTGATTGTGAGATTCATTAATTAAATCAATAATATACTCCTTATATCTAGAACTTACATTAAACTTTCCGGGTTCATTTGATGGCATATTAACTCCTCTTTTTGATAGCTTCAATAATAACAGTTGTACCTCCTTGTCTGTAACAAGCCAAACAATCAATACATTTTTTATCTGTACAGTTTTGTGCGTCTTGATACTGATCCTTTTGAACAACATTAAAGACTTTATCAAACCCTTTGGGTGGCATTATCCTAACAACATTTACCGTAGGGTTTGAATAAATTAATATAAGATTGTCTGGAGTCTCATTGTGTTTTTTATACTGCCGAATGATATCCCGTCGCTTTGTCCACAGTGTAAAGTTACAGTGTGGATTCTTCAAAGCTATTCTATGAAAGTTAATCATGTGAACATAATTTATTAACTCGCCGTGACCATGAAACCTAAAGAAGGCTGCATTGATTGTAGGAATCTCAGCGTAATCTAGTATTGCCATAGATAATAATGCTGAGTTTCTTTCAAAGGCTGGCTGGCAGTTTTTTCTGGAACCGTTGAGCATGTTCATTGAATAGCATGATTCACAAATTGCATCAGATTTATTCATTGTGATACAAAACTCATTGGTCACAGTGTTAGTATTTATTGCAGGAATCCCTTTAAGTTTTCCTTCCATCGTACTGAAATGTATAGACATTATACTACCTCCACATTTAATTCAGTTTCAATCCAAACTTTAGCACCACAACTCAAAGGTTTATCAGGACGATAAACTAATTTAGCAACAACATTACCCTCGGAATCTTTAATTGTTGCCTCGTTACCTTTTCTATTTTGTTTATAATCTTTAACAGTAAGAACGGGTAAGTCTTTTACATAAGCACCTTTACTATTAGCTCGGATGTTATGCTGATTAACGTGCAATATAGTCTTCATATATTCTCCTAAAATGGGTGAGCAGTTTATAGACATGCTCAGGTCTACCTAATACTTTTACAGGTTTGCAACCCCATATCAGCGTGAAGGTAGCATTTTGATTTACGACATGCTTTAGTCGTGTAACAGTTCGTGGTTAGTGTTTCATCTAGTCGCACCAGCGCCACGGCAAACAGCTTTAAGGGTGCATATAGTATATGCCACAGGATTTACAGTCCCGCACTGTCCCGCCCTGTTACCTCCATGGTAGTTAATAAGCAGTTTTATATCATACTTAGGATATTAAATGGTTTTCTGAATCACGTTTATAACTTCACAGGAGCAACTCTGCTAGTTATAAAACCTAACCTCTACGCGGAGGACTTCTTTATAGGGCAATTGCTGTAGTCGTCTACAGTATACACCAAACCCAGAAAACCAAATCGGCTCATTAGCTCTTATTAACTCTCTCAAGAAACTTGAGAGTTAATAAGAGCTTTTAAGTTATCTAAACTCCTAAAAACTCACGATATCTTTCAAGATGTTCTATAAATTCCTTATGGTCCATAAAACCAGTAATAGTTAAAATGTCCTGTTGAGGCATTCTATTTTGTAGACTTACTAATTCTTTCCATTCTGCTGTGTCATACCTAGACATAATACTTCCTTCTTTTCTTAGATTGTGGTGCCAACATAAAGATTGTTAAAATAAGACCAATCATTAATCCTGATAAACTACAGATTATAACAACACCAATCTCAGTCTCATAATTTTGACTGGCATAATATATAAAAAACAAAGATAAACTAAACAATATACCTGCAATAAAATTCATATCATTTCCTTTGGCCGAGGCCTTTTAGCTCTTATTAACTCTCTCAAGAAACTTGAGAGTTAATAAGAGCTTTTAAGTTATTTAAATTAGCCCTGAAGATGAGCTAATATAGACTCCATACCAGACTTAATAGTCTGGATAGACTCTGACATTTCCGAAACCTCACCTTCTATGAAGGTCATACGTGCTTCTAATTCTTTAAATTTCGGAGACTCCTTTGGAGTCTTGGTGGGTTTCTTTGAAACCGTTGTAGGTTTCTCTGAAACCTTTTTAGTTTTCTTAACAGGTTTCTTTGAAACCTTTTTAGCAATCGGCTTGGCAGTAGTCTTTTTAGACTTCTGGTTTGTACCTTTTTCTTCAAAATCTAATTGCAAATTTGCAATTAAATACTTGGGTAGTTCGTCAGAACTAAACCAGTTGGAAACTTGTCCTGAAGTAACACCCTTTGGGTTGTTACTAGCAATGACAGCCTGAACTTGTTTCCACAGTCTAAACCAGTAAATATCTTGGATATTTTCTAGCTCCTGAATTTGCTTTGCAAATTTAAATACAATTGCACGAAACTGCTTTGCAGTTGCTATTCGGTCTTGGTTTTGAGCTGGCTTCGCCATGTTGTTTTCTCCAATTTAATAGTTATGTTTTAAAGATTTAAAAGATCTTCACAAAGTTCAGATCTTTTAAATCTTTAAAACTAACTATAACCCTCCAAAGTTACTTTGTAACTTTGGAGTTTTTTAATAAACCTTTGGTTTATTAGATTTGATATCGTTTAAGATATCACAGAAGATTGGAGAAATTTTAAAAACTCTATGGAGTTTTTATGGAGATTGAGGAAAAGGTTGGAAGTCTTTGAAATCTTTAGATTTCAAGTTCTTTAAAGTATTACTTTAAAGACTTTTCAGAATCTTTTAGATTCTGTCAACAGATTTTTAGAATCTAAAAGATTCTATAGACTCTCCAAGTACTCTAAAGAAACTTTAGAGTAACTCTAGAATCTATAGATTCTACTTTCACTCCTTTGGAGTGACACCTAGCTACTCTAAAGTTCCTTTAGAGTACTTCTGAGTCTAAAAGACTCAGGGGGAGGCAGGAGGCCAGCCGGGGTACCCCCTATATATACTAATGCTTATACATTTTACAGAACTTCAGAGTGTCAAGTAATACTCGGGGCGGGACTCTAAAGTTTTTGGGCGGGTATTCTAAAGTATTTATAGCGGGTATTTAAAGACAGTACATACTATATATCTATATGTAACCGGGGTGGACCGATTACGTTAGTATATAGTCAGAATAGCTTTTTGTCAAGTTGTTTTTTACTTGACAAATACGTCAGCGGCACTATAATAAATGACATGAATAAAGAACTTACAGAAAAACAACAGTCTTTCTTAAACCACTTGGTAGAACAAGGGGGTGATCCGAAGAAGGCAGCGGAGTTGGCTGGGTATAATAGTGGTCATTATCAGGTTGTAAAATCTCTTAAAAAAGAAATACTAGACTTAGCTGAAGGAATCCTAGCTCAGTCAGCTCCAAAAGCTGCTTTAAAACTTGTTGAAGTAATGAATTCAGATGTGCCTATTCCACAGGCTAACATGAGACTACAGGCTGCCCAAACTATTTTAGATAGGGTGGGATTAGGTAAAACAGAGCGTTTAGATGTTAATCATAAATCAGAAGGAGGTTTATTTATATTACCTTCTAAAAAAGAAGTAATAATTGAAGGTGAATTTGATGAAGCGTAAAGGCCCTGCACCTTTTGGTTATGTTAAAGATCAAGATAAACTAATTGAGATTCCTGAAGAACTAGAAGCTTTAGAAGAAATAAAAGGTTTAGTTAAAAATAAAGTATTAAGTCTTAGAGAAGGTTCTGCTTGGATTGAATACAAAACAGGACGTAAGTTAAGCTATCAAGGTCTAAAAAATAAGATTGATGAAGATGCAAGACTGGGAAGTTAATCCAGATAAATACCTAAAAGACTCAGAAGGTTCTTTTATATTTAAGAAAGACGGTACACCTCGATTAAAAGGAGGTAGGCCAAAGGGTGCTAAGGGTAGAGGATATAATTATCATAGTCATACCAAAGCTAAACTAGCTACTAACAAAGCTATACGTGAAAAAGAAAAAAAGATAGCTAGTGCCGAGTCAAAATTAAAATCCTACAAAGAGTCTGTCAAGAAAAGCAAAACAACCCTAAAGAAACTAGAAGATCCTAACGCAAGTAAAATAACAACAGAAGAAGATCTTGAGGGAACTCCTAAAGCTTTAAAAGAAGAAGCTAAAGATAAAGTTATATTTGCTCCAAACGAAGGGCCTCAAACAGAGTTCCTAGCAGCATCCGAGACAGACGTTCTGTACGGTGGAGCAGCCGGGGGTGGTAAGTCCTATGCCATGCTCGTAGACCCCCTCAGATACGCTCACAGGGCCGCTCATAGGGCCTTAATCATTAGGCGGTCTATGCCAGAGCTACGAGAGTTAATTGATAAGTCTCGTGAGTTATATCCAAAGGCTTTTCCGGGTTGTAAGTATCGAGAAGTAGAAAAGCTTTGGAACTTCCCAAGCGGAGCTAAGATAGAGTTTGGTTTCCTTGAAAGAGATGCAGATGTATATCGTTATCAGGGTCAAGCATATTCATGGATAGGTTTTGATGAAATTACTCATTTGCCTACTGAGTTTTCTTGGAACTACTTAGCCTCTCGACTCCGTACTACAGATAGTGAAATTATACCTTATATGCGTTGTACTGCTAACCCCGGTGGCGTAGGCGCACACTGGGTAAAGAAAAGATATATTGAACCCTCAGACCCCGATACCAGCTTTATGGGTGCAGACGGGTTAACACGTAAGTTTATACCAGCTCGTCTAGAAGATAATCCATTCTTAGCGACAGATGGTCGTTACGAGCAGATGCTTAAAGCTTTGCCCCCAACGCAACGTAAGCAATTACTTGAAGGAAACTGGGACGTAAACGAGGGGGCAGCTTTTACTGAATTTAGTCTAGAAGAACATGTAATACC